TTACCCGATCAGCCCATGTCAACTGATGACTGCCTTTCCGATTCGCCATATTTTATTTTTCTCCTCATTAGTGTACGGGGCAACCCCTTGTCATTGTCTACATTTATGTTACTTTTGATTTTTACGCCTGTCAATCATGGACGAAAAAATCCCCCGGCAACCTGCAAGTACTTCTTGCAAGCTCCGGGGGGATCGGTTAGTGTTTATTTATTTCTGCAAGCTGTTCACGGTTGAGATCTTTCTTGCGCTCCTCTGTTTCCTTCATATCGTCCATAGCCTTTTGTAACTCACCATTCCAGTATTCATGTGGTTCTGCCTTTTCATGCAGCTTGATACCGTGATGAATCCAGAACAGGACACGTCCGATTTCGTGCTCCCACTCGTCGTCCAATTTGTAGCGTGTTTCCCTCCACTCCTGTTCCAGTTTCTTTTTGTCCTGGGCTTTTTTCAGGGCGCTCTCAATCATAAACTTCACGATCAGGGTTACAATTCCTGTGCTGGCAAGCACGGAAGTAATCACAGATATCAGCGTTTCCATTCGATCAGTCCTCCATCACCTCAATAAACAATGCTTCCAGCGGAAGAATAGCGTTCAATATTACGGACAGCCGTTTTCCTACTGCCTGCATACCTTTTGCTACCTTACTCATGTTCGTCCTCCTCCGGATCTGCCGTATCTTTGGATTCTGTAGATGCTTTCTGCAGCGCAGCTTTCATTTCCTTCACGGCGGTCTCAATCATATTGTCAATCGTTGCATCCGTGATAAAAAGCCGCAATGCTGGTGGAAGCATATTATGTAAGCACTTAACAACTGCTGCTTTTCTCTCCTGGCCCCTTTTGGTGCCGGTAATCTGTCTTTCCGCGATACATACCAGCTCGTAGACTTCTTTCGCAATAACAGCTTTGCTTCCTTCACGTACCGCGAGAATAAGAGCTGCCACGACAGATATTACGGCTGCGACCGTACCTGGATTATTTGCTAAATAATTCAACATGATATCATCCTCCATCATAAATGATCGTTATTCTGCCAGTTTCGGATACTCTAAAGCACCGTCTTTATCCGGTGTCAGGATTACCACATCTGTAACCATGCGTCCTTCCTGATCCAGATAGTACCACTCGCCTTTATCGTTAATCAGGCCAGTACACATTGCTCCGTCTTCTCCCAGATAGTACCACTTGTCTTTATACTTATACCAGGTGTTCGTTACCATGTGCCCCGATCCATCAAACCAGAACCACTTGCCATCATAATAATACCAGTCGTTTGTAACATAACGGTCGGAATCTAAATAAAACCGCTCTCCCAACGCGTCAGATACCCACCCTGTTTCCTTCTGGCCGGTAGCTCCCAGCCAGGATGCGATAACCTTCGCTTCTGCTTTTGCAAGCTTTTCCAGGTTAGCATCATTCAAAAGCCATGCGGTCGCGGCGGAATTTGTATGGAAAGAGTGTTCCAAGATCAGACCTGGAGTTCCTACGGCGGTCGCGCCGCGGATCACTCCATAATAATCTCCGTTCGATCCTTTCCGGTGCTCAATACGCGCTTTCTGAGATGTATTCATGACCGTCTTAACACACTCGGCCAGATCCGATCCCACCTGATCCGCCCGGCCGTCAATCGCACAGTATGACACCGGGTAATCAATCGTATCGTTTACTCCTGCTCCGACGGCGTTTGAATGCAGAGAAATGAATAAGTCGCATCCCGCAGATGCAGCTCCTCGGCTGTAAAGTGCAAGATCCTTCTCCTGTTCTGAGCGCGTGGTAATTACCTGAATACCATACGTCTCAAGGTAGCTTTTAAGAATCAGGTGCAGTTTCCATACCATCTCACTTTCGTAGTACCTCGCGTCGCATGGACTTTTGTTGTACTTGCCATAATGACCGGCATCTAAGCATACTTTTACTTTCATGGTCTTATCTCCTCCCGTATCGTATTGTGTAAGGTTCCATTCCTGGATAACAGCCATCACCTTATCAACGTACTTGGAATCGGTCGCGTATCCACCTGATTTTATGATAGTGATTGCTGTTTTCGGATCTGTCTCACCAGAAAGACCGGCATACCGTTTCATGCAGCCATTCATAGCGCCTACCAGATATGCGCTGTGATCTGCAATGCTTTCCACGTAGCTTGGATAGCTGCGGAACTCCGCATATACATCCTGCAGGTTTCCGGTTCCGTCGTCCTCTTTCGTGTACTTTCCGTATTTGCTTATGCCGTCCCAGGTGGTCCCCGGCCAGGAATTTCCAGAAAGAACACATTTCATGCCAAACAAATTGTTGGCATTTAAGGCGAGATCCGTATTCCCGTATCCGCTTTCCAGTATCGCTTGTGCCATAGTGACAGATGCCAGGACACCGCTTGCTGCCATGTCCGCCCTGGCGTATGGCGCGATCTGGTTAATAAATTCCTCTTTTGTCATGGTTGTCTCCTCTTAGTCTGGCAGTTCATCACCGCCGATGATCGCTCTGTATTTGTAGTCTGCCTCTGCTATCTCGTCTTTTCCGGTTTCAGTATCTCCCAGCTCTGCAAGTCTCGTAGACAGTGCTTTAATTACATGCGCCTGCGTTTCTGCCACTTCTTCCAGGGCTGCTATGATCTGCAAATGACTGCTCAAAGGTTCACCCCCTGCCTTTTCCATCTCGGTCAAATAGATATCATTTAATCGTATTTTCAGTTTCGTACTCTCTGTATGCTGCAACAGCCCCCTAATACTGGCTACGCGCCGGTTAAAGTCGATCCGGCTCATCTTACCAGTTGCGTACAGCTCACAGATTTTCTTAACCTCTCTCTTGATCCGTTTTACTGTGCTTTTCCGCAGAATCATGCGCGTTGTCCATATTCTCACGCCTACAAACTCAACACCGGATCTTACCGGCCGAATGCTTGTCTTGTCGTTCAGATCCAGCATAAGCTCCTCTCGAAGAAATCTTTCGATTGCCGCGTGCCACCGATGCAGCGTTTCTTTGTCTGGTGCAAGAATTATTACATCATCCATGTACCGGATGTAGTAATGGATTCTTAATACATGCTTACAGTATTGATCCAGCTCATTTAAGTAAATATTGGCAAAAAGTTGTGAGGTCAGATTGCCGATCGGCATACCGACATCGTATAGCCATTCTTCCTGCGGCGTATCTTGCGGTTTTCTTCCGCGTGGCAGTCCGAATGGTTCTGCCTTGCTGTTTATGATGCCGCACAGGAATTGCATCAAGTCCGGGTCTTTAATCCGGCGTGAAAGGATCTCAAGCAGCTTCTCATGGTTCACCCTGTAGAAATATTTGCTTATATCCAGTTTCAGGTAATACCATCCCGGCCCCGGCTTTCGATCAACCTGACGCATCCAATACTGCAGGCGTTTCGCTGCCTTGTGGCTGCCTTTATTGACGCGGCAGGCGAAGCTATCTTCGATGAACAATTTATCATAGATCGGATTCAGGTATTGATACACACTCCACTGCACGATCCGATCCGGAAAAGCAAGTGCCATTACAAGCCGTTTCTTTGGTACATATACCCACAGTTTCCGATAAGGTCCCAGCATGTAGCTTTGATCCATCATTCCCTGCTGGATCAGAAGAAGATTATCTTCAAGCATAGAGGTAAATGCCATGACCTCTGCCCGGTATCTCTTTCCTCTGCGTGCGTGAGTGTTGGCCAGATAAAGCCATTCAAAACTACATACCGTAGGCCATGCGTTCTGAATGACTTTCATTTCTATTGGCTCATTGCTCATAGCTGGCCTTTCTTTTACGGTGCTGCGCGCGACGTTTCCGCCCTCGCAGTAAAATTATTTTTTCCGGTTTCCCGGAAAGGAAACAAGCCCCTTTTAGTCTGCGCTCCGGTTGATGCCCGTAAGCAACCAGCCCACATGTCAGGCACAGTACGCCGCACATTTTATGCGCACAAAAATAAGACGAAAAGCGGAACGGCCCCCAATGTTCGTGTTGGAATTAGAACGAGGGTTGTTGAGGTTCGAGTTGAACACCCCAGCGTTGCCGCCATTGTTCCAGTTGCCGCCACGATTCAGGCACCGTAATGGCCTGTTCCCTGAAATAAAGCTATCTGCTGAGACTGCTTATATAGCCGCCCAGCAGACAACCAATTTCCTTGTTGTATCTCGCCCACACCTCATATTGATGTGTGCTTAACGGCGGTGCGAACTTTGCACCGCTATAATCTTTGTCTGCGGCCATTCTTACCAGATGCCGCAGCCACTCCAGTTCCACATCGAGTTCCTGTGTCGTTGTCTTCCGGTAGTATTTCTTTTCCAGCTCAACGGCCAGATGGTACATTTTCAGCATCGAGGTACGCATTTCATCCGCGAGATCCCGGTCTCTCCGGGAAAACTGTTTTGTTAATGGCCTCCCGTACTTAATCATGTCACCGATCTTCTCTTTGAGTAGAAAAGGCTCATAGGTTCCTGCCGGTGGTGTAGATCCCTGCAAAGCTCCGTTCGCCTCCTCCGTCTTTGTCCCCGTACCCGCCCTCATAACCAATATGTGCTCAAGTTCTTCCTGAAAAATCAGCCGCGCTTATGCGCGGCCTTGCAAAAAGATAACCGCCCTCGCTATCGCTCGGCGGTCAGTGATTCGGGAAGCGGTGTACAGTTATTCGATATAAGCGGAACGGCCCCCAATGCTCGCGCTGGAATAAGAACGAGGGTAGTTGAGGTTCGAGGCGAACACCCCAGCGCCGCCGCCACTGCGCCAGTAGCCGCCACGACCCAGGCACCGCTCCGCTTCGCTGTTGTTCTCATAGAAATAATCATTGCCGTAAGTTGCGTCAATACCGTCTCCGGTCAGCGTCAGATCCGGAAGCATTGCCAGGCTCTGCAGTAATAATTTTGCCGCGTTTCCAATGCTTGCATCACATGTCACATCTTTAAAGTTACATCCATAACTTCCGGTAGTATGTGCAATCGTGGTGCTGTAAGTCCATTTGCTGTTGATGTAATCCAACTTTACAGTTCCCTGCGTAGTTCCGTTTCCGTCCGGATCTACCAGTGCTCCATCACTTGCGCGAATTGCTTTCCATGCTGCCGATGTTGCAGAAAGATCACAGGTCGGATCAGCAGCATTATTATCTTCAATGATCTGGATCTCGCCATTCACGGTACGCAGGCCGATGCACCATTCCCAGACATTGCCGTTCATATCCCAGATTCCCTCTATGGTTCCATCGTGGGACCATGTAACCGGACCGGTGCCGGTAGCTACTCTCTGGATTCTTCCCTGGTCGTCAAGCGCCATGCTTGGAACTGCCTTGTATAATGTCTCCGATGTATCTTTACCATAGTTGTTATTGCCTTTCGGCTCACAGCCATTTTTATGACACCACAAAGCGATAGCCGCCCACTCGGCGCAGGTAATCTCGTGATAGTTGCCACCCTTGGCGCGGTTGTATGCTACGAAGGTATCCAGACCGGCACTCGCGCTTGGATCTTCACGCGGAAGACTGTATGCTCTGCCGTTATAATGGTGGGTCTGGAATTTTCCTACATAAACACCGGCAATCTCTTTTCCGTTGACACGGAATGCCGGATGTACGCTGGTATCCTCGGTGTTAAGTACATCACATAACCGGAATTTCGGAATGTAAACCATGATGGACGGCATCTCCTTATCGTCGTAAAGCATGGTGTTGTTAGGACATACGCTTTTCAGTGCAAGTTCTGCAGAATCAAAATTAGCCATCTACTTTTCCTCCTCTTAATGAATTACAATGCCATCAATGGCGAACAGATACAGCACCACATCATCGGTGTTGATCGGTAACGGTGTGCGGATAATCTCGTCACGGTTGTTCTCGTTGTCCTCCCCTTCCGTAACCTCAGATGCGGCCTGAACCTTTTCCTCGTACTGGATAGCCGGGATCTCAACCTGAGCTGCATAATAACGGCCCTTACCGGTCGTCAGGTATCCCTCATTATCTACCATGATATCCATGGTCACTGCATCGTCACGCTGGTATCTCGCAAGGTCAATGCGGAGCGCACCGTCAGCAAAATCAAGTTTCGTGCCGGTCAGTTCATAGTCAATTTTCTTACCGACGTTCTTCTCTACAATCTTCATCGTCCTGCCTCCTAATTGTTCTCAATATCACTTTCATCCAGAATCGGGTCTGTCATTCCGCCAGAGATCCGGACACTCACCTGCACCTTCTTTGCGCTGCCATCATGCACCAGTTTAAAACCATTTCTGGCGCGGTCCTTCACTCGGATGTTTCCAAGGAATCCGTCGCTGTAAGAAAGCACATTAATCTCCACATCGTAATTGATGCTTTCCCGCATCTGTTTCAGCGCCACCGTTGTTTCGACATTATTGAACGGCCACTTTAAATCTGCCATGTTCAATTTTACGATCTGCAGTTCGTCTTCCAGGTTGTAGCTGTCCTGGTTCTGCTTGAACTGAGATATTGCAGCTGCAAGCGACTGATCGCTTATGCCCTTTTCCATCCGGTTGAAATGTGCCTGATCCAGCAGTGTTCCCTGCTGAACAACCACGCCGTTCTGATCTGTAACATGATCCTGCCAAAAATTACGATCATACATAGGTCTTTTCTCCTTTCTTTAGGTTTCCTCGATCAATGGGAATGTGAAGCGCAGCAATGCTGTATTCAGACTTTCCCTCTGCAGATTGATGGTCTGCTGGCCTGCCAGAGCATTGTTATTATCAAACACACGCACTCCCGTAATCGTGTCCTTTGTTCCAAAACTCGGAACATTAACAAATACTACAATGTTGGATCCAATTACGGATTTGCTGTTGATCTCGCCATCACGCCATGTTCCGTTGATCTGATACTGGAATCTGCAGACGCTCCGTAATAACTCCGCACGTCGCGCGGCTAAAAACGTATCTGTAAAAAATGCCATAGTCCTTTTTCCTCCTTTCCCCTCGTTTTATCGCTCCGCCCCGCAGCGCTTTGTACCGCTTTGAGATGGAGTAACGTTGATAGCTTCTACAGTAACCTTTCCTCCGATAGCGGCTCCGGTGTTCCCTTCTTCGTCCACCGGTAAGCTAACGCCTACGGCGGTCTGATACTGGAATAGAGGATTTCTCTTTCCATATTGTCCCCTCGCTTTAATCTCCATTGGTCCCCTCCTCTGGTAATGTACCTGTAAACTCCGGCGAAATAGAAAATGCTTCTACTCCCCCGCTTACCACCTGGCCGCAGGCAATGGAAAAGCCCAGCGCCGATGGGGAAGGCAGCGTTCCCGTAAATTCCGGTTCGACAGAGAATCCTTCCGGTTTCGCTGACACCTGTACTTTACTGTCAATACTATGTCCCAGCGTAGACGGCATCCAATAGGTCCCGCAGCGAATCGTCCCGCAGAATGGCACCGTATACGTCCAGCTTGCAATAGCTGCTCTCGTTACTAACGCATGGCGAACCATATAACTCAGATTTTCCAGATGCGCCGACCAGCGTTTCGCCGCCGTCATTTCGCGCTCCATGGTATCCGGATCGTATACAATCACCGGATTTTCTACATTACTCCCGGTAATATCCACAAGCAGCCGAAAATATCCTGGCTCTCCTTCATAATCGAACCATTCTTCCAGCATTGTTCCCGGATATATCGCGTCTGCCTGCAGTCTGGTCGCCTTTGTGGTTCCCATTGTGCGCCGTACTTCCATAGCGGTTTTTACGATCTGTCGTTTCTGCTCCAGGTTGTACCCGGTATCATACCAGTCTATTTTCCAGCTCACGGCCAGCGCATCCAAAATGATCTCAGGCGCATCATCAATCGCTGTGTAGATCTGGCTATTATCGGCAAAATCAAGAATTTTTACCGTCCAGATTCCCAGGACCTCAGAAATCGTCTGAACCCAATCCTGCGCGGCAAGAATACGCGGTATTCCGTCTTTCACGCGGGCCTCTTGTATGCTTTTAATCATCCTCAAGTCCTCCGTATGTTACCGTACTTGTGCTGCATTTCGGTAACTGTGTGTCAGAGATTTTTAAGTCCCCCGGTGCAGTGAGTTTCACCCGTTTTGCGCCAGCTTCGCGGATTCTTGCCACAAGCTCCGTTGGGTTGATATCACGTCCCAACTTGCGCTGCCAGATTTGATACTGGTTCACAGCACTCTCAACCTGCTCCTGGATCGTACCGGCGCTCCTTTTGTCGCTGGTTGCGATCCAGTACGTGAACTCAATCTTGTACTCCACTTCCTCCGGGACGGTACAGATCACCTTGTCGCAAAGCGGCCTTATCACCTCTCCATTGATATACTCTCTCAGGCTTTCGCGTTCTGTATCATTTAATGTTCTCCCATCGTCCAGGACAGCGAATATCTCTATCACACATGGAGATGGCGAAGTGATCTGCACATCGGCAACATCGCTCCGCCATTCTTTAACATAGTATTCGTATGCGTCTTTCGGTCCTGCGCTGGAAAACTTAGACGGCGCAAGGTAAACACGCTCCGTCAGGCTATCGTCGTCCTCCACGTCCAGCCCTCCGGTACTTTTTGAAATATTCGTAACGCTGGCTATATATGGAATCGGGTCAACCAGAGTATCAATACTTCCCTCCTGGATATCATTGCTTTCGCTTCCTGCTTCTTCCGCCTGGATCATAACGTCCACATAAGTCTCGCCTATTGGAATCTCTGCGTAATCCAGAGTATTAAAATATCTTCCGCCTTGTGTTTTCACTCGTGTTCCCAGCGGTACCGCTACATACTCATTACGCGGACCGGACAGAGTAAAACGCTCCGTTGCAGTCGCCTTGCTTGACTTCTGCCGCGTGACACCGAGTAGCGCAGCCAGGTTATCCAGCGCGTCCCCGGTCGATGTTTTCAAGAGCTCCGCGCGCCCTTTTCCATCTATGTACTGCATCACCTGATAAATGACGATGGCAAACGCCTTGATAAGCAGGCTCTTAGGATCTCCGTCTGCAAGTTCCGGCTCTTTTCCCCATTCTTCCTTGTACAATCGCTTGTATTGTTCTATAACCATATTTTCGGTTTCCTGCAGTGTCATATTATCAATAAAGCTGATTTCTGGTGTGTTTTCCAAATAACTGATATTAGACAAGTTCCACCACCACCTTTGGTATCATATTTCCATCCGACGCATTGCCGGAAGTCCAGTCCACTTGGGCTACCCTTGCCCGTGGCTCATACTTCTGTGTCTTCCTGACGTATTCCGCCGCAAGTCTGGCCTGCGCGTCCGGTGAAGGAGAATCCGTCACCTCTACGGCGATCCCGAACTCGCGGTCTAAAGCCTGCTCTCCCTCTTGTGTCCCATACAGGATCTGCAGGTTGCGGTATACTTCCTGTGCTGTGCTCTCATCCGCTTCACCGGCATCAATCTCAATGACCGGATCAATCCCATAAGCCATCCTGCATACCTCCTTACAGATACTCCTCTATGGTTAAACTTAATTTGCACTCAATTAAGGTGCCGTCATTCAACACCGCATCCCATATATCGCTCACATCCACCAGACGGAACGGGTATTCTGACAGCGGAGTGCCGCCTATGACGAAATAATCCTTTTTCCCGCGCTCCGCGCATCTCTGAAAATACCTTACGTCGGATCGCGGTCTTGCCCCGTCCTGTGCCCGGAGAAGAATGTCGAACGTGTAACCTTTTAACTTAGGTGCGATATACTGGCTCCGGCTTTTCCCTCCGATTACATCATGTGTAGCCCATTCACTCCCCGTCTGACCCTTTAAATTTGTCGGCGTGAAGATCTTCTTATTGCTCACGGTGAATGTACGGTTCATATAGTAACCAATCATAGCTACCCTCCTTACGCTTTCGGCTCAGAAGAATCACTTCCAGGATCGGCGCTCTTGTGCTTATGATGTACGAGACTGATTCCATTGACCTTCACATCACCACTTGCGCCCTCCACATTGATGATTGGTGCATTGATTGTAATTTTGGTCGGGCTTGTCAGGCTAATATCTCCACCGGCGCTTATTACGATCTCTGCACCATTGACCGATATTTTTACATCACCGGTCGCACTGACTGTCAGGTTTCCATTGACGGTTGCATCTACATTTCCTGTAACCGTCTGTGATACATTTCCGGTTACTGATTGCGTTACATCCGCGTTTACTGTATCGGTGACGGCTGCATTGTATTTCCGCTCCACAGCTCCGTTATAGGTTTCCGTGTCCTCACCGGTGATTTCCAGTGCATTTTTTCCGCCTACACTGGTACTCATATCGGCTCCGGCCTCGATGCTTACTGCTTCTCCGGCCTCCAACGTGACATTGGTACCTGCTGAAATTCCTACTCCGGTCTTTGCGGATATGCTTGCACTGCCTCCACTGCTTCGCACCTGTGCCTGTCCACCGGCCGCAAACGTGGCCGATCCTTTTGCAGAATCATAAATGCTTCCGTTACATGTTCTTCCTGTGTGTTTATCCGTATACTGCGTATAAGTTCCAGTCTTTTCATCGTACCGCTCGTATGCCTGGCCCTTGGAATTGCTGTATTCTTTTCGGTACAGCCCCTCATATCCCTCGGCAGGAACGTTTGTCTGATTCCAGACCGTACCGGTCGTTGTCGCAGCTGCAGACCCGTTACCGTTGTGGCTCACGCTCACTATGTCACCGATTCTCGGCATCTTGTATTCCCCGTTGCTCTGTGCGTTGATTTGACGCGTAACGGATTTTCCGCGGTCAAAATATGTAACCTCATAAGTTCCCGCCGCATAATCAATAGAACTCACTCGACCGGTTCGATTCATACTTTTACTCATGTGCTACCTCGCTTTTATGTGGCCCCGGTGCAATAAGAGGCTGGAACCCACCCGGTTACATTCTGTCCGACCGGAAGTTTCCCGCAACGTGAAGCGCTGTTCGTGATCCGATACCGACCGTTTACCAGAATGCCGTCGTAGAAATAGAACGTCCCGCTCTTATAGCAGCTCGGATTTGCCGCAACGCTGGTATAGTAAAATGGTGCTTTGGTCAGCGTCACCGCTGCCCCCGCCTCTGCCCCCGCTGCTGAACTTGCTGCATTTGCTGCAGGAGTGGTTTCATAGCTTTCCTGGCTCTTTGCCTCATTTTTTCCATATTCGATGCTTCCGCCGACTTCCCAGTAATAGAAAGGCTTTTCTACGCGGCTGCAGTTGAACGTTGATACGAAGCCGCCGCTTTTTGTGAACTTATGTGTTGCCTTGTCCACAAAATATTTGCCATTCAAACTTCCGTATCCGGTCAGGTAAATATTGTTACCAGCGCTCACGGACCATTCGCCCATCAAGGAAAACGATATAGATGTTTTGCCATGGTTGGCATTGTTAATCTCAGCGCATAACTGTACGCTGGCATCATATACGCTTGTCGCTCTGCGGTTCAAAGACTTGGTGCGAGATCCGCCGCCTACGCTGCATATAATGTCACAGTTCTTGTCCGGATCCGTGTATGCAAAATATCCTCCTGTATAAGTGCCGTAGAGCTTGGTATTGTAATGAAAGCTGTTCCGGATGATATCAGTTCGGTCGATCGTTTTAACGATCGGTTTTGCCTTATACCGTTCACGGTCATATACCCAAAGGTTCTTTGCATAGACTTTCAGGATCAAGCCGTAGTTTTTGCAAAGATCGTTATAGTAGCTGCTGTCTGATCCGTCCTGCTCGTCGCACTCAATATCGTAATCGTCACCGTCGTATGAAAATCCCAGCCCGTAGCGAGCGGCTATTTCTGCTCCGATGCGCTTGATACTGGTATTTTTCCAGACATGTTCCCTCTCCAACTCGCTGAAATCAGAATCACTCGGCTTACTTACACCGCCTACCTGTAAGGTAGATGGTTCTTGATAGTCGATATCATCCAGAGTAAACAATCCACACTGCATGGTTTTCCGGTCGCCATTCCGTTTCCAGTTGTAGCCGCGTACCACCGGTTTTAAAGTAGCGCCCTGCTCCGGCATCCATCCATTCAGCCATTTGCTGTCCTGAACGTCGAGGGTAACGTCTATGCTGTCGCTGTTATCTGACGCACAATCCACATAGGTCATACTCTCAATTTCAGCTCCAACCTGTCCGCCGAATGGGTAATTGTTATACCTCACATTCATTGTTATATATCTTGGTTCAGTCATAATTTGCCTCATACTTCCACGGCGGCAACAGGCCGTCCCTTTCTTCTTTCAGCGCAGGCGTGGCAAGCACCACACCTGCACTGAAAATAAACGTTCCGATCTGTTCCCGGTTAGCCTTCATAAGTTCGTCCGCAAGGTATTCACTTCCGTATACTTCCTTTGCGATCCCATCCCAGGTATCGCCGCTTTTCGTTGTGTATGCCATGCTAACCTCCTAGTAGGCGATCCGCGCCTCTCTTCTTTTATGCTGCTCGTACCATTCCTCAAACTTGCTTTGCAGATCCGCCATAAGCTGATTCAGCATGTCTTTATCTGCATTGCCCTGAACGATGATCTGCGGTGAAAATATAATATCTCCGCTGGACTGCTCTCTGCCTCCATAATCTCGAAGCGGCATATCTGCATCGTCAATATCATAAAGTTCCATCCGGTTATCCCGAAGCGCATCCAACATATCAATGTCTATCGGCTCCGGGTAATCATCATCAAAATACGAGAAATCGGTAGCTCTCAAAGGTGCCTCATAGCTTCGATTCGTTACCTGTAACATCTGCAGTGCTTGTCCGAGACTATCACCAATGTTCGGAACAACCTGCGTGCTGTTGATGATCGGTTCCAAGCTGGTATTTGCTGTGGTACTCGTTTCGGTTCCCGATTCATTCTTGCCGTTCACAATGCTGCTGACCGTTCTTACAACATTAATGATGTTTCCTCCCGCGGTTGTATTCGTGAGATTTCCGGCAAAGTTCTGAATCCTGCCGATGTATTTTCCAATGCCACTTGATACCGTATTTCGTGCAGATCCTTCTCCGGTCGATGCCGCATAGTCTGTAAATCCGCCATCTGCAAAATACTGAATACTGGTGATGCCTGCTGCCTGTGCAGCCTGTTCCCCGTTTACTCCCAGGATTCGGCCAGCCTGCATCCAGGTATCAATATTCTTGTTTCTTACATTGTCCTGGAAGCTGATAACGGCCTCCGGACCGGCTTCTCCGGCTATGCTCACTCCGTTGGTAAAACCACCCTCGGCGAGCTGTGGGATCGTCGGAAGATTGATTGTAAATTCTTTGCCGCCAATCGCAGGTACCCAGTCCGGAATGGTGAAACCCATCCCGTTAATCTTAGATACTACGCCGTTGATGATGGCGATAACTGCATTGATTGGTGTCTTGCACAGTTCCACAAGCGCATCAAACGCATTGCCGAATATCTGTTTAATTCCATCCCATGCCTGCTCCCAGTTTCCGCTAAATACTCCGGTTACAAAGGTTATCAGGCCATCGAAAAATCCTTGAATGTCCGTCATGACGGTACTGATTCCGGAAGCAAATACTTCAAATCCGGAAAGGACTGCAGGTATCACAACGCTTCCGATGTTGAGCATCAATGTGATTATGCTCTCGATGATAGGTAAGACCGCCTGAATAACAGTTCCTATGGTCTGCATACCAGTCATGACTGCAGTTCCCAGGCTGCTTATGATCTCCGCGATCGTTGGTGCCGCCTCAGAAAAAGTCTGAATGATAATCGGCATGACCGTTCCCGTGATGTATGAAAAGATATCCTGGATAATCGGTTTCACGGTTCCGGTCGAAAAGGTCACGATCTGGCCGATAATACCCATCACAGACTGAATGATGGCTACCACACCATCAAAGGCTCCGCCGACCATGGCTGCCGTATCGCTGTCAAACAATCCTACGATTGCATCTCTTACCGGTTGTAATGCGGCCGCCACACCGCCGTCCTGGAATAGCCCGGAGATAAAATTACCGATTTCTCCCAGCTTTCCGGTAAACGTGTCAAAGATAGCAAGTCCTTTTTCTCCGAAGGTGTTACCGATAATCACCCGGATATCCTCAAGATGATCTCCCAGGATACTTACGACCGCAATAATTCCGCTGATTGCCGCGATTACCGGCGCGGCACCGGCAAACAGGCTCATAAAACCTCCTGCCGCCGGTCCCCACACGCTTCCTAACAGACCAGCCCCGGCTCCGGCGAAGCTGCCGATCTGGCTTAATGCACCACCGGCCATGCTGACGGCTCCGCCTGCCATAGAAGCACCCTTTCCAAGCACTCCTCCGATCGCTTGTCCTGCACTTCCGATCATTTGTCCAGGAGCACTATTCGCTATGGCTTCAAGGCCCATCTGACCTAACAGACCGGCTCCCTCGATCAGCTCCGTAATTCCCATTCCTTCCGGTCCTACAATTCCGGTCAGGATTTCTTTTGTCACACTACCTGTTGTCTTGAGCGCATTGATAATCCCGCCGCCTATCGAGGTATTTGCAATCTGACCGGCTGCACCGGCAATTCCACCGATATACCGGCCTATTCCAGTGTTGGCCGCTGCGCTTTTAGCCATCCCAAGCAGACCACCGCTTTCCTTTGCATTGGTAATCTGCTCCGCCGTACTCATAAGAACTTTAAAGAAAGCATTGTCCTTACTGTTGTCGTTTGTTAATCCTTTTCGGTTCTTAATTCCGAAGATAGCTCCGATGGCGCTGTTGGATATCCTTTGCAAGATTCCGCCGTTTCCTCCGGTTCCTGTATCGGTCATAACCGAATTTCCCAGTCCTGCACCGATTCCTGCAGCCTGGCTCACGTTTTGAACAAAAGCGCCCGCATTCTGCCCGCCATGGAACAGATTCACTGCAGTTCCGACCAGACCGCCGATACCGCCTTTTGATCTTCCTCCTGAACTGTTTCCATCTCCGAATATCAGGCTTCCGACACCGCCGATCAGGCCTTCTACCTTTGGGGCGAATGTCATAGCTGCAAAAGCCGCAGCCATACCGCCGATCACCTTCGTAACCGTCTCTCCATTGTTATTTATGTAATCGAGCCCCCTCTGGATATATGGCAACGCTTTTTCAAGCGCATCACCCAGTTTCGATACTCCTTTGCTTGCCAGATCCGCAATGGTTCCCGCAAGCTGGGTGATTTCTGGCATGTGATCCCGCATTCCATTCATGATGTCGATCATCATAAGACTGAACTGCTTTTTTACCGGAAGAAATTCTTCGCCAATGTCGATCTTGAAAGCAGATACGGAACTGCTCATCATTTGGTCAATCGCCTCGGTGGTGCTCGACTTAATGATAAATTCTCGTTCCATGCTGCCCTGATATTTTTCCGGATCGCTCACCATGTCAAGCGCTCTGGTATATACATCCATATTGCCAACAATCTTTGCATCGCCCTCGATCGCCCACTGTCCAAACAGCGTACTAAGGGCGGCTACCTGGCGTTCCTTTGGGAGATTCCCGATGGCTGTAAATACCTCGTTCAGCGTTTTTATGCTGTCCTCCTGCATGGATTTTGCCACTCCCTCAGCCGTGAAGCCCAGTTCTTCCCACTGTTCTTTCATAGCTTTGGTCGCGCTTTCCCCTTTACTCAGGTTCGTGTATGTTCGTTTGATGCTTGTTCCCACTCTGCCGCTGGAAACACCGGTAGCGAGCATAGCGTCTGCCAGCGCTGCTGTAGTAGATACATCTACGCCTGCAATTTGTCCTAGTGCCGCAGAAGCATTTACCGCTTCCGCGATTTCTGCCGCTGTAGTCGCTGAGTTCGCACCCAGATAGTTGATCTGATCTGCGAGAACCATGATATCACTGTGGTCCAATTTAAACGCCTGCTCCCACTTTGCAGCCCAATCGCCAGCCTGTTCTGCGGATATATCCATTGCAGTTCCCCACATGGCTACATCTTTCAGAAATCCCTGAATATTTCCGTTGCTGTCGTACTGGATCAGATCATCAATGCTGTATCCGGACTGTCCGGCCGCAGCTGCAAGTTCTGAGAGTTCCTTTGCCGTGTACGGAATCTGTGTGCTCAGATCCAACAGAGCTTTGCTCATCTCTCCGTAGTTTTCTGCATAAGTGTTTCCATTTGCTGTACCGGCCAGCTCGTCGCTGAACTGACCTGCTTTATCAGCCAGACCATCTACATACTTTGCAACATTCGCCATGCTGGCTTCCCAGCTCTCGGCCTCATTGGTGCAGTTCCCGATTGCTGCAATGCCAGCTACAGCGACTGCGCTCATAGCCGCCAGTCCAGCCTTTCCTATCGCGCTTACATTTTTAGAAAAGCTGCTTGTCTGCTTTGTTGCACTCTCGATAGCCGCTGTCAGGCTTTTGTCTACTTTTCCGGATATCCGGATACTCAGATCTAATGATTTGTTGCCCGTCGCCATTCCTCCGTCACCTCATTATTCAGCGACACAAATTCTTGTACGGGCAGGTTAAGATAAAAGTCCACGCCGGTCCGCGTGGCTGTTCCCAGCCGGATAGCGGCCTTGCGTAATGCTTTTGCACCGCCCTTTACTCGAAAAAATCTGCGCTGTTCACTGCTGTTTTCAGTTTCAAAACTTCCCGGAGCGGAAGCCCTGTGAAGAACTCCTCCGGCTGTTCGGTTGCCATGGATGCAATCACGCAGGCGTAATAGTAGTTAAATGAGTTTTCCGTGATAACAATTCCCATTCTGGCCATCTTATTTTCAGCGGCACTCTCATTCATGCTGTTAAGATCCGCGATTCCATTCAGGTCAACCTCTGTATAGGTCTCGCCTTTAAAGCAATACGGTTTTTCCAACCGCATTACATGATTTTCTGTATTTGCATCAATATTTAAAAATCCTCTGATTGCTCTCGTCACCTGTTTGCTTACACTGCGCGGTGCCAACTGAAAGAACTCGATCGGAAGGCCTGTCGCTTTCGCGGCGATTGCCCTTGCAAAAGCTGTCGTTGATTCGCATACCGTAGCCGTCGCGACCTCGCGCTGATTAAAGAGTTCAATCTGGACATCGACGGCATCCATCACGGTCATTTTCTCAAGACCTGACAGATCAATCTCCGTATACTCTTTGCCCTCAAATTTGTACGGTTTTTTAAGCGTAATGACATTTTCCTTTTCTTCTTTGACCGGTTTCTTCTCCGCTACGGTTTCCTGTGCTTCCTGTTCTGTCGTAACGTCTTTAACGTCCTCTTTCATTTCCTCTGCCATGGTTCGGCTCCTTTCTGTGATTCAGTAATCAGTGCTTCTAAAATGCCAGCCCCAGTATAAACGGAGCTGGCATGTCCTCTTTGTTAGATCAGGCTCTTTACGCCTGCGATCATATCTACGCCGTTTACCTTGTAAACGCCGTTCAGCTTGTCGATCTCAACCAACTGTTTTCCATCTACCTCGATCATGATGTACGTGAGTTCCAGGGTGACGGTGGCTTCCATAGCCTCGCCTTTTTCGATCTTGCCAGGTTTAAACTTTTTCACACGGCCCATCTCAACGATGCGCAGTCCCTTAAATGCGTAACCGCCGGTTTTATCGTATACCTGCTGTGCAGCGCGGAACGTCAGATTTACAACCGTCAGCGGATTCATAACATCCGTTGCAGAACTGAACAGGGTGTTGAACTGAACTTCCTGCTCCATACTCTCAAACTGTCCGATTGTAGGGGAATCCAGCTCACCATTGACACCAACACCAGCTACGGTGCTGGTCTTCATGTTGATTTCC